ATGGGTATTTCACTTGCTCCACGGGGCATACTGTTTCACCTCCCTTCTAAATGGATTTTACTTCATATACATGTATTGACCGAAAGAAGCGGCACTCAAATCAGTCTTTGCCGCACTATCGATGTTCGTCAAAAGACCCTCGTACAAGACCGCATTACCGAGGATCAGGGTTGCCACAGCACCTTTCGCGTGTTCACCGGTGCCGGTATCGACCGACTTTTCCAAAATACCAACGCAGTCGGAATAACCGTTGCTGTTGTCACCAGCCTCGACGCAAACATACGCATACCGAGCCGTGGTAAAAGCAGTTCCACCAATAGCCGTGGTAAACGTGATTTTTGCCCGATGCAGTTCAGTCGTCCGATCGATGGCTGTGATCGCTCCTTTGTTCTCTGCGGACGTCGTGTTGTCATTGATGATAAGATCGTCGCCCACCTTGAACTTGTAGCTGTCATCCATCGCGACATAGACAAAACTGTCGGTCGTGCCGGAATTTGCAACGAGATACGCTCTACCGGGATGATTCTCAGCGCCGGTAAAAGACGTGGGGTTGTACGGAACGAGTTGATCGCGTCCACCAGTAACAGCGGCAGATTTATTAAGCGCGAGAGCAGTTCCCAACTTCAAGACACCGTAACCGGATTGCAGGGTGACGGGAACTTTAAGGGCTGCCATGGGTTCGCTGTAATAAAGAGTGCGATAATCGTCCTGTGCTCCTCTGATAATTGAAGGAATATCAGGCATACTTTTTCACCTCCCTTCTAAATGGGGTATGTTAAGCAGTTACTTTTTGACCTGCACGGGACAGCAGATCGTCTGTGAACTTTTTGTTTTGTTCTGCATCAGCCGCGTTTGTCGATTCACCGTCAGACTTGCGACCGACCGAACCAACACCTGTGACAGACTGTTGAGCCAAACGAGCTTCCCAATCCTTCACCTCATCGTCAACGGCTTTGCTGAACGCCTCGACATCAAGAACGTCATCCTTGACGAACTTCTTGAAAGAGACCATGCGCTTCACCTTGTCCCACATGTGATCGGCAACGTCGGACTCAGACAGCTTCGAAGACCAAATACGATCAGCGGTAGCCTCTCTCTCGCGTTCCTCACGCAGAGCGTCTTTCTTTTCGAGATCGGCAAGGCGTTTGTCGCTGTCGCCGAGTTTCTTTTCGAGATCAGACTTTTCCGCGGTGAGTTTCTCCCTCTCCTTAGCGAACGCCGCTTCGAGTTCAGCCTTCACCTCATTCGCAAACTGCGCGAACAGATCGGGATACTTTGCTTTCAGTTCTTCCAAATTCATGTTTTCACCTCCTTTCTCAGTGTGATTGCCCTCTGTTTCTGCGACCATAGTATCCTCAAACTGGTTCGCATTTTCTATATATTCAACGTCTTCGGTCACTTCCCTCGAAAACGCAGAGGACTTCGTTGTCGAATCCCAACCGAAGACGCAAACAGACGCCTCTTTGAACTCACTTTTCCTCCATACCGTACCTGGGCCTTTAAAAGTGAACCCATTAACATCTGTCGTTTCGTTCTCCAAGAGGCGTTGTATTTCGGTAGGCTTAGCATAAATGCTTGCCTGATAAGGAAAACCGTCAGAAGACAGTTTGACAAACTCTTTCGCGGTCTCGGTATCGACCAGTTTCGTCTTCTCAGGAATCAATTCGAGTTTGTTTTCGGAGATGTCGGGTTTGCCGTCATGAAAACCGATCTTCCTGTCGGTGTTGTGATTCTCAAGAATGGGGAATTTGCCCGAAGCGAACTTCATTCCAGAAAGATCGATAGCCAAGTCTCCCCAATACCAATGACCCTTGATGACTTTCCCATTATAAGCTGTCATCTGGATCTTAGGAATCTTGCTCTCATCGGTAACGGCAAATGCGTGAAAGCCTTCCTCTACAAAGCGCAACGCGCCTTTGGGAACTTTTTGAGTCGTCACATCTCCTTTCATGCTCATCTCCTCGCTGAATTTCGAGTTTGCAATACGAATTGCCTTTCCTTCACAATCTTTCCCACCCTTCGATTGGCAATCCTTAAGAACACCGTTAGCGATACTGACCCATTTTTTCTTTTGTGCTGGAGTCAGTCCTTTCTTGAAATCATCAACGTCCCCGACTGTCCATGGCATTTTCGCCCCCTTACTCGGTCGTGCGTTTTACGAGTTTTTTCTTGGGTGCAGTAATCTTACCAGGCTCGCCTTCAGTCGTTTCCTGAACTTTCTCGGCATCTACACCGGCAGAATAAACGAGTTCGGGATATCTGCTGTCTTCTGTCGCTTTCTGCAAACGAAGACGACCGTAACCACCAAACCCCATCCGCCTTGCGACTTCGCTACTGGGAATACCGATCTGCTCACTCACAGGACCATGCTTCGTACCGAGCAGCCCCTTTGCTCTGGCTTCGTAATCAATTACCTCAGATGTCGGAAAAGAAATATCGACCAGATGTTCGGGCGATTTTTGAAGCGTCTCGAACTTCGGCTCGCCGTTCTCATCAAAACTCGTCGCTTCCCGAACTTTGAATTTTGTTGGAAATCTTACTACCTTGCTTCGGAGAAAGAAAATCGTTGACCAGAACTCGTACTTCAAAAACCTCTCAAAATAAGCGATCTCGTCACTCATTCGATCGGAATAAGGACCACGTGACGCTTTGACACTCGCATACGGCGCTCTCGACGCACCGGTACTGATGTCTTCGGGCTCATTGAGACCCGCAGTAATGAGGCTCAAAATGTCGGTGTCTTCTTCGCTGATCTTCGACAACTGCGGGTAAGTGGCGGAGAGAGTGCAGCCCGGGGGAAGAACGAGCGTACTACCGGGAGTCTTCTTTGCCATGATACCGGTCTTCGCTCTTTCTTCGTCTGACAGAGAAAGCCAGAGCTTGAACGTTCTCGGGTCTTCGATCTGTACTGTCCAGACATAAGCCCCTGCGGACTTCTTATGATCGATCTCGTACTTTTTCAGGTTTTCGTAATGATTCAACCACTCAAGGGTTGTTCTCAAATACCCTATCGCCCGACGCGTCATGTACCCTTTTTCCCAGTAGCACATGAAGCGGTAATAACCCCCGAAGTCTTGAAATACTTTCTTGCGGGACTTGCTGTTTTCTTGATAACTTGCCTTGAAGTCCAAATGTTTTTTGACATCGTTGACAAATTGAGGATATCTCGCAACGTAGATACTTGGGATTTGTTCGTGTTCCTTTAAATTGGTCGAGTTGAGACGATTCGTGCGGACGTTGAAAAATAAGGGCATCAACGCTTTTGTGGGATGAAAAATGATACCCGTACCGTCATCCCCACCAGAATCTACGGTCGTCGGATCAACGAAGTCAACCTCAACAAAACCATTCTCGTGAAGCGTAAAGAGCAAAAAGAGTTCACCCTCTATTTCGGCACGAGCGGCATACTTGGGCCATAAAGCGTAGAGTCGATTCCTCCAATCAAAGGTGATCTCATCGAGGACTTCTTGGATCTGACGGATCTCCGATGACGCGCCAAAACCGTTTCCGCACATTCTTCCAGCAAGACCTCGAATCGCTGTATTGACTTGGGGGTTTCGCTGAAATTTGTCCCAGCATTGGTCTTGAAGTGATCTTCGTGCGAGAGCGCCGTCTTCTTTTCCATCAGAGGTGGTAGGGAAACCATCGGGGTCTTTTCGCTCGCTTGTGCCCTCATCGAATTGCCAAGGAACAGAAAAAGTCATGTTGGACATGACTTCATCTGGGATATTCATCACATACTCAGCGATCTCTTGCTGATTCAATGTGTCCTCCATCGCTGGATGCGATTGTCCCGAAGTGGGAACCCGCTGAAACCACTTCGGGACAATCTATGGTCGACGCTGGCATGGGCGTCGAGGAATAAAGGAGGTTAATCGATGGACTCAAGCATGAGCCAACGACTAATAATAACAAAGGCTTCTGCCCATTTGTCAAGTACTTTTTTTCGCTTAAAATCAATATTTGGCAACTAAATCACGTCCGGGCGCGAAAAAGCCAAATCCAGCAGAAGAACGCCTGATACGAAAATCGTTAAACCCTAATTCTCGACCACCGTAGAGACCCCATCCGATTGAGTACACCGAGTCGTCCTGAATACCTCCCCTTTCAAACTTCTCCCTGCTACCAAACATGTAAGACGATGACGTTGGGTCTGAGGATTTAGTCCAATGATCGAAAGCACCCATTTCTTCCCGTAGCACGTCTTCCGTTTTTGAACCTTGCACTGGGACGTGCGGAGCTTTAAATCTTCCCTCTTTACAACAGACGAAGAACTCCTTGAAGGCTGCTTTTTGCCTGTCGTAGTTCGGATAGATCGCTTCGAATTTGATAGCTCGTTCTTCACACCATCCCCCTATATCCCAAGCACCCCAACGTTCAGAGCAAATCACATCGATCCCGTCATACTCAATATCCACGAGATCAAGGGTCTCTTTAACGGAGTTTACCGCATGGTTCTCAATGTTCGCAAGATACAGCAACACATAAAAATACTTAGGAGCTGCCTCTGATAGACGTGCTGTTATTGGATTTGACTTGCTTCCCACCATACCTTTCGCGATCACGCTTACCATGGTTCGCGCTTGACCTCTTGTCGCGAGCGGATCACCGAAGTCAAGCCCGACCAAAATAGACCAGTCGGTGTCGAACATCGTTGAGAGTGCCATGAGCATGTCGAATGTCGCAGGATAATTGCTCATCGCGTCGATATGACATAGCTCGTCGATGTACTTGAATCGCGCATCGATTGACTGTATCTGGTCGAAGAGGAAGTCCGTATCGAAACCTTTTTCGTTGTTGCTGTCTACGCTATTCAGAATATCGAGACGACGCTGGCAGGCTTCCTGAATCTCCGCATTGTTCAACGTCTGATCGTCAATCGCATAAATCCTAATTGCGGCGATCATCGCGTCGGTGAATATCTGAGTTCGACCAGCTTCCCAGACATTCAAAAAGTACCGCTCATACTCGCCGAAGGGAAACTTTGCCTTGTAATCTGCGAGTTGTTCCTTCGTCATGTGGGGGTTCATGTAATCGTCAGGATCGCCCGTCTTGCTGCACCGGTAGTCGAAATACACGGTCGTGGTCTGCTTCGTCACCGCGTTCTCGTAAAGCTGATACAGAACGTGGGTCTTGTCGCTCACCGTCGAATCGATCACACCCAACGCGTTGGGCATATTACGGATACTACCGTCGAGCTGGACGAAGAACTTGGGCTTCTTCATGTCAAAAATTTCGCTGAACGTGTAGCCCGTAATGTTCGAGACGATACCCGAAAACGACGAGATCGAACGGATCAGGCTCTTTACCTGTCCGTCGATACCCTTTAACCTGATCTCCTTTTCCTGAATATTTCTTTTCCCAACAGCCTTAATCAGGTTGGGCGAATTGAGAATGATGTCGCGCATGATGTCGTAGTGGACGAACTTAACCTGATCTTTCGAGTTCGCTCCTAACATTATCTGCTGTCGAGGAAAGTTAAAGAACTTCCACAACTGGATCAAACACGCGATCAGCGATTTTCCCTCACCTCGCTGC